GTTTTTTTTTAATTATTATCCTTTGTTTCCTTTTTAGACAGTAGTGTAACTGTTTCAATCTCGAGTGAAGAACTTGACCAGATCAAGGTCAGAGCGAAGCATGCCCGACCAACCATCAGGTTTGGCTCCAAATTTCTTAAGTCTCTCATTCCAATATTTTGGATCATATTCTAGAGCCTCTAAAATCGTATCATCATAATCACCACGCGCAACAGCAGTAGTGTAAGCTCGAATGAGATATCGGAGAAAGCCTGATGCTTCAGGGTTAGTCCCCATGGTGTCAAGAAGCAGACCACACCAACGTGCCACCCATGATAAGTTATTATCATAGGTGCGATTTGTAGTCATTGCTCTCGCGTAGAACTCAGAGGATGGGCGAAAACCCATAGCTGCGAGGGGGTCATAAGGATGCTTAATGAATCGACGTTTGAGATAGACAGGACCCCAATACGTGACAGTTGTGAAAACACTCCTGCCGTTCTTCATTGTAAGAACCTCAGTGAAGAATCGGTCATGATAAGATGTCTCGTCCAATTTGAGAGTCATCCCATAAACATCGTGAAGAAAGGTATAAAGTGGATAGTTGGAATGATTGTCTCGACCAACAAAATCAATTAATAGCTTGGAATCCCATGACATCAAGATATTATCACCATAAACCTTATACCGAGGGCCAGGAGTCTCCCACGGAACATTGTTCTTCCTGTAGAAATCGATTACCGCAGTCTGGATGGCGAGGTCAACACTAGTCGTGTCGCCCCACGAAGTCCCAAACAGGCCGGAGAACATGACACCAATCACAATTCGATAGTCACTACCCAACCACTTAACAAATGTAGCGGCAATATCATCAGCAGAATACACGATGAATGCACGCAAAACATCATAATCAAGCTTATGGCGCTTTGAATAAAAAACCAACAAAGCGGTGAATATCATTGTTAACATTGATGGGTGAAGCGATTGGTCAAGTTTCTTAACATCTGAGCAAAAGAAACCTTTGGACGGGTCCCATGCACCAAAGTACTCGGCCAAGGTGGTGGCACCACCACCACTCCATGAATGACCAATGCCACAATGACCCTTCCCATAGAACTCGTGCATAGCTGGTCCGTAACTCTCCTTGTCAATCATCAACTTGATCATACACATGATGAAGAAGATACGAGTCTTAGTTGCACTCGTACCGGGGTCACGGACTTCTGGTTTAACCGCTATTTTCGCCACAAGCGTTGGGAACCATGATCGTTCATACTGGCATTTCGATCTCGTGAGAGTAGATCGGATTTTTTTAGCTAGTTCTGCTACTTTACGAATCGTATAGCTATGAGCTTTCCCTTGAGGAGTAGAGTTCGCCAAGCGAACAACCTCATCCTGAAAATTGACAAAACGGCTTGAGCGAACATTAAAGTAACCCGCGTTCTTGGTAGGATCAAACTCAAGCAAAGACGTTGTATTTATGAAGTTGTTACACTCTAAGACTCGTGGTTTAGAAGCAACACGGTAAGTGTGGGCTAATGAGACAAGAAAGTCCTTAGAAAACTGCTGTATGTCAGGATGCTTAGGACGCATAGTGTTGAGAGTGATATTACATAAGCTCTCAGCAACACCTGCTGTGGTACCACCACTAACAAACGCAGAGTAAAGAACATATTGGGGCTCATTAAGCCGAACTCGCTCACCATAAGTGAGTTGACACGGTCGAGTATGAGTGCTAAAAGGCTCATTGAGGGGATCATGAGGCCACTTGGAGAAATCAAGATTAGAACAGTCACATTTCGGAAGATCACCGTAAAACTGACTCATCTTGCCACTCCAATCCTGCGCCAACAACCTAAAAAATGTTGGGCGAGGGTTAAGAACTGGAAAACCCAACGTAGAGTTGAATGAGGGCCTCATCTGGACTGCAGCAATATTAGGGTGAACCAAAACATGAACTGCCTTCATGTTGGGATCATCATATTGACAAGTCTCAACAGTCGCATGAGACAAATATTCCTCATTAATCTCCACATGGTCCTCCCGTTGTGCCTTATAATAATAAACCTTGGAGCAAATCTCCCGGAAAATACGGAGACAACACTCATTACCATCCTCAGTGTCAAGTTGCGCATACTGCCGCAAAAAAGTGACTAATGATGGCGGAACCTTACGGTTTTCACGCTCCTCAACAGATAATGTTCTTTTCTGTTGGTCATAACGAAAATTAAACAAATCCATTATGAATGAGTACTTGCGACCAACCGGATCAGTACGGTCAAGCACCC